GTTACGGTTCTTCATGAGGGAGGCATTTCGCGATGGTCGGGGCTTATTGACCTGGCCACTAGTAGTGGTCATGTTATCAAGCCTTCCAATGGTTGGTATCAACGAGTGGACATGTCTACAGGAGAGATTGAAGACAAAAAATGGCGATTCAAAGATACAGAGTCAAAAGACTTCTGGCTGCCAGTACTCTCCTGCAGCAAATTTAGCGAGTTTGTGGAAAAGAAATACCGAGTAGCATACGGTGACATTCTGCAAGACGAAGACTCGGTTCAAGATGTATATGATGCGATGGGTGAAGAATGAACACTGAGAAAGTAATCCTTTCTAGTCTAGTTACGAATGATGAGTATGCGAGGAAGGTTATCCCCTTCCTCGATACCACCTACTTCCACACGAAGTCTGAGCAGATTGTCTTCAAGCTGATTGAGGACTATGTGGCCAAGTACAATGCCTTCCCTACAAAGGAAGCATTGCAGGTCGACCTCGGCGATAAGTCGATCCAGCAAGAGCTGTTCGATCAAGCAAAGCAGGTGATCGATGAGGTCACCCAGCCTAACACCCTCGAGCGTTCTGTAGACTGGCTTGTCGATACTACAGAGAAGTTCTGTCAGGATAAGGCTATCTACAATGCTATCATGGAGTCGATCTCGATCCTAGATAACAAGGGTGAGAAGAAGCAGACGAAGGGAGCTATCCCTAAGATCCTGCAGGATGCTCTTGCTGTATCGTTCGACTCATCTATCGGACACGACTTCATTGAAGATGCGGAAGCTCGCTATGACTTCTATCATCGCAAGGAGCAGCGTCTCAAGTTCGATCTGGACTACTTCAACAAGATCACTGGTGGAGGTCTTCCTAACAAGACCCTCAACATTGCTCTGGCTGGTACTGGCGTTGGTAAGTCGATGTTCATGTGTAGCTGTGCTGCAGCTAACCTCAAGGACCATAAGAACGTCCTCTACATCACTCTCGAGCTTGCAGAAGAACGAGTAGCAGAACGTATCGATGCTAACTTGCTAGACTGTCCTATTGGAGAGCTTGCTGACCTGCCTAGGAACGTGTATGAGAAGCGAATGGCCAAGCTCAGGGAGACTTCGAAGGGTAAGCTGATCATCAAGGAGTATCCGACTGCATCTGCCGGCTCTGCTAACTTCCGTCACCTCATACAAGAGTTGAAGCTCAAGAAGAACTTCATTCCTGACGTCATCTATATCGATTATCTGAACATCTGTACGTCTAGCCGTATCAAGGCTGGTGCCAATGTCAACTCATATACAGTGATCAAGGCAATCGCAGAAGAGCTTCGCGGTCTGGCTGTGGAGTTCAATGTTCCGATCATATCGGCTACTCAGACTACTCGTTCGGGCTTCTCTAACTCAGATGTTGGTCTCGAGGATACCTCAGAGTCGTTCGGTCTGCCTGCAACGGCTGACTTCATGTTCGCTCTTATCACATCCGAAGAGCTGGCTGCTCTGAATCAGATCATGGTCAAGCAGCTCAAGAATCGCTACAACGATCCTGACAGGTTCAAGAGGTTTGTAGTGAGTGTGGATAAATCGAAGATGCGTCTGATGGATGCAGAAGACGCCACAGAAGATCTCGTAGACGATACGCCGGTGATGGACAAGACTCAGATCGGCCAACGTATGCAGGATGAACGTAAGCAACTGTTTGAAGGATTTAAATGATGGTTAAGTACAAGATCGTGAATACGGGCCAACATATTGACATTGGCGGTGGCTATGTAGAACTGGGTGGGGACGTCCTTGAGACCAAGACCAATCAGATTGTCAAATCTGGCGTCCGCATGTCTATAGCCAAGGGGATCCTCAATCATTTGAACCTCGGTGGTGGATTTAATGGCGAAACTCCTTCGTTTTTTTTAAAAAACATTCCGTGTGAAGTGAGCGCTTCATATAAATAAAACACTGTAATGCGTGTAAGTGTGACATGTTCATGCTAGTGGCAAGTGCTTCGGCGACTGGAATTAACGGGGAAGCTGCAAGGCAGGTGGGGTTCCTCCCGTTCACGCATAGAGGGCAGGCTCGAAAGGGCCTGCCCTTTTTTTGTCTTTTGTGTTGACCTTTTTGTGAAAATAAGGGATAAGGGGATATCAAAAGCAAACAAAGGAACTCAAAATGAATCTTCGCAATCCAGTTTACACCTACAACTTTCAAACTTCACAGCCCCTCACAGAAGCTCAAATTGAATGGCTTCACACCCAACTTTGGGACAATCTTCCTACCGAAAACGACCTCGAAGACATTCCAGAATGGACCACAGAGATCAAACTCGTTCACGTCGAAGAACTTATTGATTAATTGGAGTAATTATGAATCTGTACTCAACTACTGCGCTGACTCCATTTCTTACCCAGGAGGCAATAGAATACCATGCGCGTATGGAAGAACTGTATGAAGAGATCAGTAATCATGCACGAGCAATGCGCCGTATGACATGGTCAGATCACGATTGGGATGATTGGGATCCAGCTGCGGAAGAGGCACGGATCCGTGCTCAAGTACGGATGCGAATGAAATGGGAAAGATGTAATTAGCTGTTGACCTTTTTGTGAAAAAAAGGGATAAGGGTATATAATGAAAAAGGAAACAAACATGACAGCTTTCACGAAACAGAATTTGGTAATCAGTGGCGACTACGTCTTCTATCAGCCTCACGCTGACAACTACTGGGAAGAACGCAAGTTCGTTGCTCGCTTCAAGCACCGTGGTCCTGTCACGAAAGCTAAGTTCATTAAGGCTCTGATCAATCATTATACACCTGAAACTTACTTCGCTCGTCTGGCTGGTGCTTTTAACCCTAAGGGTGAAGCTCCTCTGCAGATTCTCATGAACGATGAGATTCTGACCTTCGACAATGAAAATCGTAAGTTTATCCTTGAAGGAAAGGTATTGTAATATGGCTATTGATGTTAAAGAAGTTGGCTCGGTTTGGAGCCTCTCAGATATGGAGTTCACCTCGTACGACGAAGGCGAAGAGCTGGTCTACACAGGCGTTTATGGATTGTTCACGACACGTGAAGGTGCAGAGCGCGCTAGTCGTTTGCTCGCCGAATCAGATTCCAATCTGCCACGTGGTAACTGGGTTATCGCAGAAGAGTATCTGTACGAATGAGCTGTTGACCTTTTTGTGAAAAAGAGGGATAAGGGTATATAATGAAAAAGGAATTGAAAATGACTAACAGTGAATTGACACACTACCTTATACAAACAGCTGATGTTCCTGTTGCATCTCGTCTCTCGTATGCAGCTGCATACTTCGAATCGACTCTCCAGACTCTGATGAGTCAGTTTCCCGAAGTCCGTAAGGAAATGGAATGGCGGGCCGAATACCGCCGGAATGAGATTGAAGTCAAAGAGTACAACGAACGTGCTGATGCTCGGCGTGCAACTATGGAGGTTGAATAATGTATAAGGCTGTGTTGTTGAACGTAGGTGAAACAATCTACGAAGGCATGGATCAGCTCCAGGCTATCCTCAAGGCTCAGTTCGCTGGCTCGGAAGCGATTGTATACTCGCCGGACGGTGGTTCGATGATCTATGATCCTGCTTCTGGCTGGCGGCAGTTATAATTAAAATAACTGTTGACCTTTTCGTGAAAATGTCCGATAAGGGTATATCAAGAGTGAAAAGGAAGATTTAAAATGGCTTATCCTACAAATGTTCAAGTTGGTGATCGCGTTCGTTGGCAGTCGTGCGAAGGCACGAAGCGTGGCGAAGTCATGCAGATCTTTACTGCGATGGATTCGTATGGTGATGACATCGAATTCTACCATATCGCATACAGCGATGGTTTCAATGGAACTGCGATGGCTATGATCTCGGAAGATCGTCTTCATGAGATCGAGTTCAAGGTCATCTTCCGTGACTGGGAGCTTCAAGCTGCTCAGAACGACTATGAGCGTATGGTGGAGATGTGAGATAGAAATACCTAGTTGCCTTTATTCCTCAGCTAAGGTATAACTAGAATATGGACAGGGTCACGAGTGACTTTTCGTAAATTGCTGAATTGCTATGTGAGTCGGCCCTGTCCATATTCCTTTTTTGGAGATTGTTATGTATCAACGTGGTGGTAAAGTTTCGAAGCCGATTGGCGATGAGCGGATTAATCCGATGACTCTGATGCAGTTCGCGCGCGAGTGCGCAGCGCAGCTTAATGGAGCTGGCGAAGAAGATGCAGCTCATTACTTCGAGCAGATTGTGGATCATCTGCGTTCTGGTAAGGGTCTGACTGCGGATCCTCGTAAAGTTTCCTCTATTCTAGGATTGTAATATGGATATTCAATTAACAATGGAACGTATTCAGAATGCTCGCCGAGCTATGGTTCGAGCTCAGAATCCTGAGTTCCGCAAGCTGTGGGACAAGGTCGCCAATGATCTGTTCGCAAAGATGGAACACATGGGTCAACCTTGGCTACGTACATATGATGGGAAATTGAAATGATGGGCTTGATAGTTTTAGGGTTGATTGTTTATACGATCTATGCTATAAAGACTAATAGGGTCACGGAAGAAGAGCGTGACGAGATGCTTAATAGTGAGGATATGTTTCCATGATTATTCAGAACGCAGTGACGTGTCTAGGCTGTGGAGACTTCATCGTCTCTAAGCACCGTCACGATTTTGTAACTTGCACGTGTGGTGCTATCTCGGTGGATGGTGGTCAGGCATACCTTCGTCGGGTCGGTGACTTTACAAACGCTGTCGATCATTCGTGGGAACTTCCAGACGAGCTGTATCGACAATGTGCTGATGCAGTAGAAGAAGCTATCGATACCAATCGTAATAAGTTTGGTATTGCTAATGCTGTATTGCGGAGGCTTCGAGCAGTCGCGCGTATTGTGGCTGACGGTGAACAGCGTATTATTGCTACCAATACGGGCGTTGACGAGATCATGGTCGAAGAGGCTGATGGCACGTTCAATCGTTACAAGAAGGTAGTGGGCGATGAATCTTGAAGTCGAAGCCTTCGAGGGTGAACTCAAGAAGCTGCGTAGGCTGAATGAGATCATTAAGCATGAGGTTCTGGCAGAGAAGCTAGGCGACATCTACTTCATCTCTGGTGAGGGTGGCGAGAAGGATAAGAATAACCTTCCTGAACGAATCCATATCTGCCCTGCCTATGGGGTAGACTGGTTCCAGATCTACGAGCGCACCGATAAAACATTCGGGCCCGAGTGGTAAAATAATTGTTGACTTTTTCGTGAGAATGATATAAATTGTATTATAGATTGAAAGGAAGTCAAATGAAGAAGCATATCGAACTTGAGAAGATCGCAGTCGCTAACGTACTTAGCGAGTTCACTGTGTCGAGCATTGCTCGTAACCCCGTAGAGGTTCACATACTGATTGCTCGTGCAAGCCAGTTGCTGCTTCAGTCAGCAAAGACACCTCGCAAAATTGCAGCCTAAG